AGCACTATAAGATCCAGTAGTACCTGTTGTGAAACTAGAAGTTTGCCATAAATTAATATCAAGTTCACTTCTGAATTTCCAACTTGCACCGTCTGTTGTAATAGGAACATTACCTAATCTACCAGTACCTTGATTCCAGTCTTGAGATAAAGCGCGAGCTTCTAAAGTGAAGGAAGTTGGTATCTGTGATGTATTAGCTACAAATAATTTTAATGAAGCTGCAAATGCACTTGAACTAACCAATGCCATAGCAAGGCTAATATCAGATGAGGGGAATTTTAATAATGTACGTGATACCTCATTAGTACTATTAATAGATTCAAATGTGCTTATTTCTAATATTTCATCTAACCCTGTATTTAATGTTGGGTAGAATGAATATATTGTTGCACTTTTTTCGGGGAATATTTTATAAACTGCCATAGTTAGTAATTACTACATATAAATATGTTAAATACCAAACTATTTTACGCTAGTAAAGCGTGATATTCTTTAAAATGTTTGATACGATCCGGTAAACCAATTGTACCACCATTAACACGTTTAGTAATTGATGTAACAACGGCATCCGTTGCGCCACCATCCGCTAATTTATGTAAACCATTTTTATTAAAGAACCAAGCAGCTGATAATAATGCATATTTTGTTGCAACTAAATCGGGAGTGGTAGATAAATCTTCATTTATTGATTTACCAAATGCAACATAATTATCTTTACCTGTTAATTGTATATAACCACGACCATGAAATTTCCATCCATCGCCAGATGTTTTATCACCATTACCCATTCTACTAGCATAAACTATATTAGCAATTTTTTCAGGTTTACGTTCGTATATTAAAGCAGTTGCTTCATCAGGGAAATATTTTTTAAATATACCCATTAAGCCTTTAGCTCCATAATTTAAATTTTCTTGTACTAATTTAAAACCACCTGATTCGTGACCACATTGAGCTAAAAAGTGAGCTAAACGTAGTGGAGTATTAATTTGAAATTTTTCCATTACTCCTGGAATCTGAGTAATTACTGTGTCTGGGATGTGTCCTTTTAACTTTTCTAAGTTCATGATTTTATTTTTTAATTTTTAACTTACTACTACTCTACCTTGAATATCGGTATTAGGGAATCTAACTTCAAATATTGCTGGATCTAATGAAGGATAAACATTGCTATTTCTAGTTGCACCCGCAATATCATATCCATATGGAGAATAATCTCCTCCTTGTTTATTTACTACTTCAATCTTAACTATAGATTGTACTCCTCTAATTTGTAATAATTTAGAAGTTATTTCTGATAAGACAATTGGTTGGTTTATTTGCCAGTTGTCTATATTAAAGTGACTTTGTAAAGAAGATATACAATTAGTTAATACATCTTTATTAGAGTACCCACTTAATACTGTTATATCAAAATTAATACCAACATTAATATAATAGGCATCTTTAATATTAATAGCATCAGTAACCATTCTATATTGGTTAATGTAGGTTGCTAAATTATTTTTTAATAAAGCTGAACCTGTAACTAATTGTTTAGCACTGTTATAAGATAAAACATATAAATCTAAAGATAATGGATTAAATCCTTGCGTATAAGATGTAGTTTGTTGTGGGTTATTATAAAAATCTTGAGAAATATATGCTTTAGATACAGTACCATAATCAGCAGGCATTGCTAGTGATCGTACAATATAATCATCTTTAGTTACAGCTCTTAATTGGGTTGAATAAGCATATAAAGCATTTTGACGAATTTCTTCAATTGTATCACCATTTCTACCTCCAGATGATGGGTTCGGGTTAGAAGATACTACACTATTTTTAATAGTATTAAATAAATCTCCCGCATATCCATTTTTAGTTGAAGTAATAGAAGAAACATCTATATCCGTTAAATCACTAACAGGAATATTTGATTGGATACCACCTCCCACTAAATAATTTACTGTCAAAGAATCTGAAGGTACTAAACCATATTCTTGAGTAAAAAAAGTAGATGCTTCATTATAATTATTAGTTATTAATGAGATACCAGGTACAGAGCCAGATTGAATATTACCAGCAGTTGGAATTATTTGAGAATCAGATTTATTAGATACACCTGCTCCAAATTCTAATTGAATTGTATTATCAGATAAAATTCTAGAAACAAAACGTCTAGGAACTCTTTGTAAAGATAATAAATAAGGCACCTGATCTTGATTTGATCCAGTATTAGATGTTTTTTGAAAAATTGTTGATTGGGCTAAATAAGGAACTTCATAAAAAATATTTCCATCACTTCCTGTTACGTTTAATATTTGTAAAATATTAGTATCAGTAATATTAGCAGTTGCAAACTTTTGATTAGGAGCAAAACTAATAGTAGTTGATTTTAATTCAGCTGAAATAGCAGGTACTGATTTTTTAATTAGATAGCTTCCACTATTTACAAAAGTAAGTTCAGCACTAGCTGTATTTGTAAAGTCAATTTCTTGTGTTGTAATGAATTTAGTACCTGTAGATGTTGATGTTATTACTGTATTTGCTGGTATTAATAACCCATATGTATTAACATTAGGTACAAGTACACTGGCGCTTGTTGTGGTTGGAACAATTTGGTAAACATCAACTATAGTGCTTGAAGCATAAGATGCTTTTGGACGATAACCCATTACATATGCTTGTGCATATAAATTTTCTTTTTCCTTAGCAAATAATAAGAAATTTTCTTGAGTTTGAGTATCTAAATAAAATGACATTACATCACCAACATAAGATGCCATTTCAATGAACATATTACCTGGAGTTGGTTCGGAGAAATCATTGTATGTGTTAGGGAAATATGTTTTAGCGTACTGTTGTAGCTGTCCTTTAAATTCCGTAAACGATTTATCTATATATGATATATTTTGATCTTCGTTAGTCATTATTAATTAAATTGTACTGTTATTTCGTCTGGGGTTTGTGATATGTTTAATACATAGTTAACACTTATATCTATTGAGTTATAATCTGTATTTGGAGTTACAGCAATACTAGTTACTGTAATTTCAGGAATATAATATCCTACACTACTTAATACAGCATTTTTAACCTTTTCAGCATTAACATCATTTATATTTTCAAACAAATATCTTTTTAAATTACATCCAAAATTAGGATTCATTACTCTTTCACCCATATCCGTTAATAATAAATTAACTAAATTAGATTTAATTTGATTTTTAGTAGTATAAGTACTAGTAAAGGGTTTATTAAAAGGTAAGCTTACCCCAATAGCAATATTCTTTTGTAAATCTAACGGATTTACACGTATTGTTTGAGGTATTGGCATATTATCCTAAATTTCTTAATCCTTGTTTGTCCATTGGTGACATGTTATTAGCAGCATCAGCAATAAAAGCAGCAAATGGATTTATTTTTTCACCAGTAGCTTCATCAACAGCATCAATTACTTTTAATACTGGTTGTGGTTGTTGGAAGCCAAAGGCTTCACCCATTTTACTACGTAGTGATGCTTTAACGTCTGGATTGCCAGGCATTACATCTGCGCTACTATAGCTAAATGTTTTGTTTTCACGTAATGATTTTTTCTCTTGTTTAGCCATGTGCTCTTCAAGAATGTATGGTAACTCTTCATGAATAGCATCAACTACGGCTTCTTTGATTAATTTTTTAAATACTTTGATGTTCATAATTATAAATATTTTATCCTTGTAAATTTCGTTGATCGATAATTAGTTTTAGTTGGTCTATTAGATCGTTAGGGTCCAAAGTAAATGATAATTCACTTCTCAATATATCTGTACCATCACGATTAATTGCTACAGCATAGCGGCGTTTATTTCCTTTAACAACAATTGCTTGTTGAGCACCTAATGTTTGTTCTTCTTTAATAGCAAACTTAAATCCTTTATATGTTCCAAAATCACCATCTGTTGGAAGGAAAGCATTAGACAAATCAGCTAATTGTTGTTCATTTAGATTAATTGCTAATTTTAAGTCTAATAATTGGTTAACTGTTTTTAGTCTTTCAATTAGATCGTTTAATTTAGAAATTTCATTTCCTAATACTACGGTAGAAATAGCTAATACTACATTTAAAGCAAGAATTAGTTTATTTGCTCTTTCAAGTGTTTTAACAATTTTAATAATTACATTAACGGGAATACCAATACCAGGAGGTACAGCAGTTGGGATAGGGATAGCAGATAATATAGCTACAATTGTACTAAATATAGTAATGTATGTTGCAATCTGAGATATTGTTTTTTGAAGTGAAGATAATTTACCTATACTATTATTAATTAAAGTAATAGTATTATTTCTTAGATTAGTAGCAATAGCAATTGTTTCGGGGGTGTTTGCTTGTTCAATATAAGCATTTACTTGATCTACTAAAATTTCTAATTTGCCTCTTTGGGATAATATAGAAGCAAGTCTACCAGCAATTTGTAAAGCAATAATAGGTGCTAAAGTTTTAGCAGCGTTTAAAGCTATTTTTTTAGCTAAGTCTCTTCTTGCTTTTGCTCTTTCAGCTTTATTTTTTGTTTTTCGTTTTTTAAGTTTTAATTTTAATTTTTCTCTTTCTGCTTTTAATTTTTTATAAGGATCAGAAAGTATTTTAGTTAAATCTTCTTGAAACTTAATTTTTTGAGCTTCTAAACTATCTATTTTAGCTTTATAAGCTTCATTTTCTTTTGCAACAGCAGCATTATACTGTTCTTCAGTAATTTGTTTATTTTTAAAAATTATCTCTAAACGTTTTAACTCAGTATTATGATCTATTCCTGCTTGAACTGATTGTTTAATTGTTTCTTCAATTAATTTTTTTAACTCTCCTACTTTTCCTTCAACAACAGATATAACTTTATCTTTAGCTTTATTTACTAATTGATCACCAAAAGTTTTAATAGCGACTGATGATGATATTGTTTTTAAAATATCAGGAGAAACTACAGTTGATATACTTAAATTATTAGACATTAAGCTGTAAAGTTTTGTTGTGAAAGAATACCCTCTAATCTGTCTGTAGCTCTATCTAAAGTATTTAATAATCCCTCAGCAGCAGTATTAATATCTATAGCAGGTGCACCTTCAGGACTACCAATAACAGTGGATAGTGATGTACCAAATTCATACATACCACCTAATAAATCAAGTAATAAATCATACGTTTTGTTACCTAAAACCAATGGTTCAGACGGTAATTGATTATTTATAGTACCTAAAAAAACAGTTCCTCCATTAAGGTGAATCCTTTCATTAGCATTTAGATTAATAATATTTTTAGTGCTTATTTCAACATTTGTTTTAGCAAATATCATTACTTCATCCTTTTTAGAATTTAAAGTAACTCTATCACTATTAATAATAATCTGAGCGTTGTAATATTTTGATGGATCTATTGGGCTAGTAAGTGGATTTACATTACCTGTTCTATCAGGTTGTAAAGGAAGTTTTTGTGTTGAAGTAAGATAAATTGTAGATAAGTCTTTATTTATTTTTTCAACATGGAATTTCTCTCCAGGTTCATAACTAAACCCATTTGACAATATTGTTATTGGATTATCATCATTTCCTATTTCACTCCATTCATTTAAATTAGAAAATAATTTAGTGGTTGAACCAAATCTTAAAGCAGAACCTTGTCTACCTTGAATAATATGATCACCTTCAAAAGATAATAGAGTTTTAACATTTGGATTTTCAACAAACGTTAAACCTAAAGCTGATTGATCAGATGCTGGTTGACTATTTTGTTGGTTGTTATTCCATAAATTAACTACACTAATATAGTATTTTTGGGAATTGTTACTTGTAACTTGTGAAGTAGGAGAAGGTAAATCTTCTAAGTAAACTAATTCTCCTAATATAGGAAAATATTGAAACTGGGAAGATAATGATTTAGCAATTTTACATTTATCTAAAAAATCATCCCCAGCATTACCAGCAGTATCTTTTGCTTGATTATAATCTAAATAAAATACAGAACCTATACCATTGAATCCCCCTGCTTTTTTAAACATAGCAGCTGTAGGGGTATTTTCAGTAGTAACTACTCCATATACTCTACCTACTTGGGCTTTTCGAGGTGGGGAAGTTTTTCCTTTACCAACAGAGGCAACAACGGATGATAGGTTAGTTCTTACTCTCATTTAAGCTTGATATTGAGGAGCTTGTTGTAACAATTTTTGTCCTTTTTCTTGTACCTCTTTTTGTTCAGCTAATAATGCTTCAATCTCATTCATATCTAATAATTCATTACTATTATTATTGTTTAAAGTAGAAGCACGTTGTGCTATAGCTGCCATCTTTACTAATTGTTCGTTATTTTTAACATTAACATCAAGTAAATCCTTAACAACAGGCATTAAGTTTGTTGCATTACCTACGTTGGCTGTTGCCATTGGTTTCATAGTATCAATGAAATCCTCAATCTTCTTATCAATATCTTTATTATTCTTGTGTATTTTCTTAAACAGGTCCGATAGGGACATACCATCAAATACTTCTACATCATTAAAATTAACCATAATTGCGTTTATCAATAAATATGAATAATTAAATCTTTATATACCCGTGCTCATAGTATTCATTGTATAAATGAACATATATAACCTTAAGTTTTTTAATGATTTTAGTTATCTGAGGGGTGGATACGTCTGTAATTTCGCGTATATAGATGTATAGGGCCTTTTTATTAAATATTTCTAGCGTTTCACGCTTGCGAAATAATTCAACAACAGCGTCTGCTGTTTGAGCGTCTTGTTTTTTAGGAAATAATTTGTAAATATGTTTGTCTATATACTTAATATATTGATCCATAAACCCATTACCATCCAGCATATTCTCAATGTTCTTATCATTTTCATATAAGTGCATTTGATCCTCATCAGATTCATCTACATCAACTTTCTCTTGAAGTTTCTTATAGTTGTTTTCATTATAAACAATAAGATAACGTTTAGCAATAGTACCAAAGTAACTAAATGCCTTACCCTTCTCAGGTTTATATAGATGAAGTTTCTCAAGCAGAAATGTAATCACTTCATGCTTGAGCTCTTCAATAGTATCTGTATCGGTGTAGTAGAATTTAAACGTATGAATGATATTTTCGGCTAATTTATAGAAGCCATATTCAATACGTTCATTATAAATGCGATTACGCTCAGCTGTATCAACAGTAATAAGATATTCGACAATAGCGTCTTCAGTATCTTGAGTAAAATAGATACGGGGTTCTTTTGGTTTACGTTTACGTGGTTTACCGCGTTTAGTAAGTGCTAATGTATCATCATCAGCAAATATATCGTAATTATCGTTATATGACATAGTGATTTCCTAGTTTTACTCCCAATGTATGGAAGGAAAACCACATAACCAAATTATTTTTGGGAAGCGTTGAAGTCACTTATGATGTTTTGGATCTCTCTTAAGTTATTAAAGAAAGTACCTACTTCATCATCGGCTTCAAATGCACCTTGAATATCAAGTTCTTTTAACTTAGCATCGGAATTAGCAACTATAATACTAATAGCATCAATATATTCTTGTCGTTGAGCAACTGCTTTCTCAAGAATATTATTACGTCTAATTAATAAAAAACCACCAATAACAGCTAATTCAATAGCATGTACAATTAATAATGTTAACCACATAATTATCTTGCGAATTGTTGTGCAAAATCATCTGCTTCTAAAGAAATCATTTCACGAACGGCTTCAACTTGTTCTTTTAAAATTTCAATAGAC